CTGTAGTTCAGCTGCTCCAGGTTTATCCCCAAGATGGCTTTATTGTAAACGCCCGAGTTATCTTCAAGTTCCTCGCGGCTGCATCACAAATTAACGCTTAATCTAAGGAAGGAGGTTCTTTTAAATGGCACAAGTAAGGGCAAAATACCCACAGCTAATGCAGCCGGGAATGTCTAAGATTTGGTTTGATTCGTTTATGTATCAACTCAAGTCCTCTGATTATCCTAAAGTATTTCACGAAGATTCTTCTACACGTGAGTATGAGCAGGAAATGGAAATGGCGGGAATCTCAGTGCTGCAAGAGAAGCCTGAGAATGCTCCTACGATGTACACCGAGATGATTCAGGGTGGATCGAAGCGATTCTACCACCTTACATACTCTCTAGGACTTCGTACATCCAAGGAGTTGATGGATGACGATCAGTACGGGCTTATTAAAAAGGGTCCAACGCTTCTGGCTCGTAGTGCGGCATTTACGCAAGAGATTATTGCGTGGAATGTCTTCAACCTTGGGTTCACCCCTGCCATCACTACTGTGGATGGACTTACTTTGTTTAATAACCAGCATCCTCTCCTTGGAGGCGTGGCTGCTACTAACCTTGCACCTGGTGCAGCTAATGTCATCTCTTTGGCAGGGACTTGGCCTAATCGTCCTGCTACAGATATTGACTTTAGTGTTGCTGGATTGCAGTTGGCTACTAACCATGCTGCTCGGATGGTTGATAATCAAGGCTTTCCAATTAGACTCCGATGGAAGTATCTAATTGTTCCTCCTGAGTTGAGGTTCTTGGTGAGGGAGGTTCTTGGGTCTTCAGGGAAACCGTACACTTCGGATAATACTATTAACTCGCTGCTTCCAGAAGATTACAAACACATGGAAGTGCCGTGGCTTAATAGTGCATCTAACTGGTTCCTCGCGGCGGAAAAAGAAGATCATACCCTTCGGGTATATCATCGCGAACGCCCCAAGTCTGATTTCGATGATGAGTTTGATACCGACGCGCTGAAGCAAAAAACACGCTTTAGAATGAGCGCGGGAGCAACTCGTTGGCAGGGTGTATGGGGCACCAGTGGCCCTTAAGTAATAGGTAGAAATTATCTATTATTTGTTTTGATCTTTGAAACAGGAGCTACTCTTCAATGGCACTTCATGGTCTTAGACACACTTATTTAACAGGAGCTTGGTACCTTTGTGCTCGTTGCGATACTCGACAAAAAGTATCAGAGATGAAGTGGCAAAGGGGTCTTCTTTTGTGTGATGATTGTTATGACTATGGTGTCTTTCCTCTCGTCGGGCAGCGTGAACCAGCGATTGCTTTTGTACTTGAGGATGGAAAAGAAGAGTTAGCTCCTGTGGATAAGTTGAGAAATCCCGATGGATACGTAGATGCGGAAGATATTTGTATTTAACAGCGGCGTAGCCGCATAGGAGATGGAATATGGGTTACACTGATGGAGCATGGGAGCAGGGGTCTCTGTGTACAGACTTGCAGCTCTTTTTAGGTGCAGATCAGTTTACTGATTTTGCTGCATTCGCAACTCTACCCGCTGCGCCTGCGGCTGGGCTTATTTATAAGGTTGTTCCTGCGGGAGATGCGTCGAAGTTTTTTGTCACTCCTGAATCACTTCTGCTACGCAGCGGCCAGTTGGCTACGTTTGGGCAGGAGGCTTTTGGTACGGCGGCGGCTGTACCGGGACCATCTTCAGTTAGTGGCACGAGTGGTCCTCTGGCGTTTAAACAAGGGCTTCCACCTATGCTTGGCGCTCAGATGGCCACCGTAGCTGGATCTCAGTCCGGGGCGCTGAAAAAGGGGATGCAGATTAATAGCGTGGATGTGATTTATCAAGTCCTAACTGTAGCTGCGGCCGCCGCCACGATAGGGCTAACGACAACCACATTTCCCGGTGTAGCTGCGGCTCCGACAATAACTAATATCATCGCCCTTGGTGCGTATGGCCTCCCGACAGCAATTGGCGCGCATCCTCAGGTAACGAACGTACCTGTAACAACGCCAGCTCTTATCATTCCCACTGTTGATACGCAAGTGGTCCTCAACATCAACCTAACCGCCGGAGCAGGAGGCACTATCCAATTCATCGGCGCGGTGTTGAAGTGCTCTTATAACCTTAACTAAGAAAGGAGTTCGAAATGGCAAATGACTTTACAGGTCGGACTCTTAAAATTACTGGTCCTGGAACTATACCTCTAGCGAACTTTAAAGTCAAAGGTGGCCTTTGGACTGGGACAACTGCAACAGGGCAGGTCTTCACAATCGTAGATGCAGCGGGGCGTACTTATGACATTACTTCGTACCTCGCTGATTATCCGGTTGTAATCCCCGAGTGGGGTTGGATTAGCGGTCCTGCTGTTATCACAGCAATGCCTGCTGGTGAGATTGCGTTATATCTCAGTGCAGGTAAATAACCCGGAGGGGTAAGTGGGATTTATTAAGCAAACTAAAGAGGAAAACGGCACCATATCCCTGGAAATTACATACGGGGGTATGGATGCTCCTTTTGGGGGCATAGACACAAGTGCGCCGGAACCTTATATTGATCCTAAATGTTTCACTGCGTCGAATGGATTTATCATCGCGGATAATCAACTCTGTGCTGTTGGATTTAAAAACACTGGTATAGTGCTTGAGAATCTAAATGACGCGGGCATTTTCTTAGGGTTTGGGTCTTTTTATGCTAATGGGCAGTATAATAATTTTGCACTATTCTACGAAGTAACCGAAGAAGGACTACTGCCGTCGAATGTGACGTTGACCTATACGATTTATGTATGGGCCGCAGGCACAGTTGGGAACATACCTATAACATCCACACTTGTAGTCACGCAGTATTCTGTAGGCAGTCCGGCGATTGGAGCCAGCACGTCGCTTTATGTAGGAAACTGGACCATCCCCAACGCCGGAGGCGGCGGAGCACAGTCGGTTACTATTACGATTACGATTGATTCTACTCCGTACAATATCGTGTACAACTCCCCCGCAGGTGGCGTGCCGGATACTCCGTCAGGATTGGTAAGTGCTATCATAGCAGCTTTAAACGGAGGAACTCAAGTAATAGCCACTGTCGATCCTTCTTCGATGGGGCATATTATTGACCTTGTGACTGTTGCAACAGGGGCCGCAGCTAATGCTACCACTTTAACGATAGCTTATTCAACCACAGCTTATGGCGGTGGTGTGACGCTGAACTCTGGCGGATTTGCCGGGGGTATGAATGCTACAAATCTAAACTTTGGTATTACTATTTCACCTCTATCTTGGTGCTGTGTAGGCGAGACGCTATATCTCGGTGGCGCGGGAACTATGATTCTGCAATACTCCAACGCAAGTGGGGCGTCTGTATTTAGTGTCCTGACTCAATATCTAGGAGCTGTACAACTTAATAAGTTTAATGGGCAACTAATCGCCTGTGGAATAGTCCCAGGACCGGGACAAGTAATTCAATACCCTGAAATGGTCATAGGTTGGAGTGCGTCGCAGGACTATGGAGTGTGGAATCCCTTAGACATGAACGGAAACGTAACAGGGGCGGGATTTAATCAAATTGGAGACATATCAGATTACTTAACTGGGATGTTTATTCTTAACTCGCTTGCAGTTGTACTCAGGGCGCAGGGAGTTGATTATATCACAGCACAACAATCTGCGTTGGTGCCTTTTGATTTTCAACACATATCTCTAGCAAAGTTAGGAGAAGGGTGCCAAGATGGGCGACTATCAGTGCAATACGATCAAGTAGGGGCTTATGTAGGGAACTCGAATGTATATTTTTACGCCAACGGAATGACTCCTATTGGGGATAAAATTAAAACCCAGCTCTTCCAGGCCCTAGGAGGATCGACGATTATAAATCGGGCGGCGTTAGCTCTGAGCCAGTATATAAATGGTGAAAAGGAAGGGCTGATTTATTTTCTTATTGATTGGGTACTTTATATAGTTAACTTGTCTAACCAGAGCTGGATGAACATAAACCTAGCGGCCCCAACAGCGGTAGGGTCGAATTTGGCACAGCTAGGGTCATTTCCGTCTCTAGCTTTTGTAGCCGGGCAACAGCAGTGGAATGTGGATTATGACTCAATCATAGCATTTTCCAATGCTTTTGAAGCTACTTGTACTTTTTGGCAGATGTACCAAGGGGTGCAGAATGTAGATTTTACAGCGGGGACAACGGAGACTTCTATTACGTTTCCGCCGGAGGAAGTTTCCTTTGGGCGCCAAATCTCAATTCAGGGGCTATATGTATCCTGCTCCGGTGTACCAGGACAGGTTATTAATTTTAGTGTCTCTAGTATAGCTAACGCTACCTTGGTTTTGCCCGCGGGAGCTTCTCCAGATGTGATTGGGTATTATCAAGTGTATTTTGAGATTTCAATATTT